GGCTTCAGGTCGTGTACCTGTACAATGCTCATGCAGTGTTTGTAAACAACAATGTCATACGCCATGTTTAGGTACTCCTTATGATATTGAACGAATTATTGATGCAGGTTATGCCGACAGGTTAGCGCTGACGAACTGGGCTGCTGGTATATTCTTAGGGGTTATTAATATTGCTATTCCGATGATTCAGCCCGTTGCTGGTAAGGAGTATTGTGCTTTTTTCGAGAATGGACTGTGTATCTTACATGATAAGGGTTTGAAGCCCACTGAAGGACGTTTGTCTCATCACACAGTCAGGAAGGATAACTTCAATCCTGCTATGAGTATTGCTTGGAACGTTGCAAAAGAATGGCTGATGCCGGAGAATGAGGATGTACTTTCTCGTGTAGTAAATAAATTCTTGAATGCGAGGAAGCCATGAATGTGTGTCAATCAATACCTCGTAGAGATTGTAAGGTGTTTGCTAAATGTGGAGCAAAATCCTTATCACATTGCCGGCGGCACCGCGAAACTGATGAGAAGTGTAAAAGTTGTACTCTAATTCATCGTAAGCCGCGTAATCGGATTATAGATGATTCAGGACGTGAAATGAAAAGATGTACCCATTGCGGAAATTACTTCTACTTGAACCGGTTCTACAATCGTATAGTGGTGAGAAAAGGTAAGGAATATCATTTGTTGACTTCCTGGTGCCGTATGTGTATGTCACAGATTAATAATCAGAGGGCAAAGAAGAAAAAGTGATTTGTCTATTAAATTTTTTGTATGAAATATTATGCTTCAGTCAGCTTTGGAAAGGATTCCTTGGCAATGCTTTTCATGCTAATAGAAAAAGGATATCAGTTGGATGAAGTCGTTTTCTATGATACAGGTATGGAATTTCAGGCAATCTATAACACTCGTGATGCTGTTCTTCCAATTCTTAAAAAACTTGGCATTAAATATACCGAACTGCATCCGGAGCAACCTTTTCTTTGGACAATGTTTGAAAGGCCGGTTAAGAAAAGAGGGACCAATATTATTCATAAAAAGGGATATAGTTGGTGTGGGGGAACATGCCGGTGGGGAACGAGTGAAAAACTTCGTGCATTGAAAGCTCACACAAAAGACGGAATTGATTATGTCGGTATTGCTGCCGATGAGACCCATCGCTTTGAAAAGGAAAATCGACCTAATCGGGTTTTACCACTTCGTGATTGGGGTATTACTGAAGCAGATGCACTCCAGTATTGTTACACAAAAGGTTTTGTTTGGCATGAGGATGGAGTAAGGCTATATGAGCTACTTGATCGTGTGAGTTGCTGGTGTTGTGGAAATAAGAACTTGAAGGAGTTGAAGAATATGTATTTGTATCTTCCATGGTATTGGAAAAAGCTGAAAGAACTTCAGTTAAATACCGATAGGCCCTATCGTCGTAATAGTGGAGAAACCATTTTTGATTTAGAGGAAAGATTTAGACGTGAATTGTTGAAGAAAAAAACTGATTAAAATGGCGTTAAAATGGCGAAGTTTCTGTTTGCTAAACTTGTCAATAACGATTACCTTTATAGACGTAAAGCATTAAAAGTCAATCAACATGAAGAGGAATGAAAAAATAGAAAAATTAGAAAGACTAGGTATTTTCAATCAATGGAAATATAACACAGAAAGAGCAAATGATACATTTAATATTGAGTGTCCTGACTTCTCAATGACAAATGAAGAGCGGGTGAACAATTTGTTAGATGTTGATTGCTGTTTTCATCGATTTCTAGCTATCTCATTCCCTTTTAATGGTACTCCTGAAGGCGTTGCTTTTTGGGAGAATATTGCAAAAAAATAATCGAACTTAATTGAATTGAAATTATGAGTAAAAAAGATTTAATAGAGCAGAACATTACAAGAGTTCAAGAATATGTGAGGGAACTTATTGAAGATGCAAAGTGGAATAATGGTGTTTCGGAAACTCTTGAATCTACTTCAATAATTGTAGGTAATAGTGATGATATCTATGATTTTGCAGTTTTATTTGCTTCTAATAGTGAATGTGTTTATTGTGAATTCATAAATGGTAAGATAGAGTACATTGATTGTGAACTAGATTGTGAAATATGCCAATTTGAAGGAAGACTAATTTTTCAATATATAAACGGAAGTTTTCATAATCCTACTGGTCAAATTATCGAACTATCAAAATTGTTGATGAAAGGCGAATTAAAAGACACAAAAAGTATCTTTTGTTCTATGGTACTTCGATTAATGGATACTGAAGAATACAATAACAATTATTGCAAATCATTGGATTTAGTTCTGAAGCTGTTTCCTGAAATAGATGGAGAATTATTAGAAAAGGAATTGGATAGATATATTTAAGCATTACAAGGATGAGTAAAATGAATTTAAATGAATTAAGAGACAAAGCATATAAAACAGCTTGTGAACATGGGTTTCACGATCAAGAGCTAAGTAACAATCATTTTCTTTGCCTTGTGATTTCTGAATTGATGGAAGCTGTGGAAGCAGATAGAAAAGGAAGGCGTGCTAATGTTGATCGGTATAATAAGAAGATTGCTAACAGCCGCATTTGTCAAGGATTGGATTCTGACATTCCCAAAGAGCGTGGTTACGAAGTCGCATACAATGAAACTATAAAAGGCTCAATTGAGGAAGAGTTAGTCGATGCTGTAATCCGCTTGCTTGACCTTGCAGGACTTCGAGGAATAAGCCTTGAACTTGCCAACGGAGATATTGATGACTGTATTGAAGATATGGCAGAAGCTTGTAAAGACGAAACTTTCACCGAATCAATCTATTCCATCTCTACACTTCCTGTTAGGTATGACGGAATATTTGATTTTCCTACAACCGTGAATGATATGATACTATCAATCTTCGGGCTTGCCAAGCACTTAGATATAGACCTGCTTTGGCACATCGAGCAGAAAATGAAGTATAACGAACTTCGTGAAAAGATGCACGGGAAGAAGTATTAACTCTCAATACCGAAGATAGAAATGAGTAAAGCGATAAATGAAAAAGTCCTGAATAGGTAGTCAGGACTTTACTGAGATTAGATATAAATCTGTGAATTTAAAGATTTTATCCCTCGAAAAGGGTTTAAATGTAGTGGATATTTTGATTAATAACAATACGAAAGTTATGATAATATTAAGAATAAAAAGGACCGGGAAAATTTTCCCGGTCCATAGGTCAGTAAACCTTCTGCCCTTTACGGTTAACTACACAATTATATATAGCTAACTCACCTGCTTTATCTCCTGTGCGTTTACAGTAATTGTACGCACCGCGAGCACCAGAGAATTCTCCTCTTCCATGTAGGTAGATAAACTCTCCAAGTAAAGCAGCTCCCTTACAAGCAGCGATAAATAAATAATACTTATTGTTCATAAATATACATTATTTATAGGTTAATACTAGATAGATTCTACCTAACAAACTATGTTATGGTCAGAATTTCTCAGTTAGTTATTACTAACAACTGCAAAGATAATAATTATATAGAAAACTCAAACTTTAAAATTATCAATGAAAGCAATAACAATAAAACAACCATGGGCTTCTTTAATAGTGCATGGTATCAAGGATATTGAGAACCGTACTTGGGCGTGTCCATGGAAATACATAGGGCATAGAGTGTTAATCCATGCAAGTGGGAAACCTGTAGAAATGAGAAATCCCAATAGTGTATTTACAAAAGCTCAATGGGATAGTCTGCCTATTGAGTTTCAACGAAAAATAATATGTGCAGAGGGCATTGTCAATTCTGCTATCATTGGAAGTGTAGAAATAATTGGATGCTCTATCAATCATCCTTCTAAATGGGCAGAGAAAACAGATGATAGTAAAGGCTATTATGAAAATCCTATTTATAACTGGGTACTAGCTAATCCTATATTATTTCCAGAGCCGATACCGGCTAAAGGGAAATTGTCATTTTGGGAGTATCCCAATATCAATTCAGAGGACGATATTTGCTTGTGTAATTTGGTCGTAAATGAAAGGAATCAAGTCGTTAGCTATGGAGAGTATGACCGATTATACTGTGGTAGTAAATGGAGTAAATAACAATAGTACAGAATAATAGTAACATAATAGTTAGATATGAATTATACTGTCAATATCTTCTTCATTGTCAACATACATTTTGATGTATTTTCTTAATAAGGTTGGATTATTGACACATTCATCTGTTTTAATTATTTGGAGATTATTCAATCCATATAAAGATGTCAAATTCCAATTTGTCATTTCTTGTAGTGAGCGTTTTATCTCAATTTCCGATTTTGCGTCTTTAGTGAATATTGTAATATTCTTCTTTTGGGGATTAGTGGATGAAGATTGTCTTTCAAAAAAGGCTTTAAAATATTGGCTGTCATTTATGCCTAATGAATGCCCAAATATTGTAATATCATCAGCATCCATTAAATCATATACCATAGCTGGGGGATTATATTGGGAATCAAATGATTTCTGTATAAAATCATAGTTTTTGTCTATGTTTTCATCTCTTGTTCCTAAAATGATATTCCCGTCTAAACATAAGCCATGTACATACTTAACTGCATCATTAAATTCCATAGCAAAACTAGAGTTGGGAGCTATTGCTCCAAAACTTGTATAATTAAAAGAGTATATGACAATTTCATCATTTACATTGCTTTTGATAAATGTTCTTGCTACTGTAGCAGCTATGGAGTTTTCATTAATAGCTTCTTTTTGAATTTTTATTAGGTATTGCATTAACCCAACTTTAATCAACTGTACGGCTTTTTTATCTCGTTCAATTGGAGAATTTAGCACATCTTCATGTGATAAACAGATTATGTAAGAAAGTCCAGGTTTGGATAATACGCCTATCTTTAATAGTCTATTAACAGTCTCAGCATTTGTTTGTATTAAATCATTATATTCAGAAATACCATGATAGGCATGTATCATTTCTAATATTTTTCTTTCTGTGCTATTATATAAATCGAATGGATGCCCATTATTATTCTTAATTTTAGTATAATAATAACTTAGTTCATTCTCCAAATCATACCACTTGACCGCATCTAAATTATCGTTCCATTTGTCATTTAAATGTTTGATTAAAGGAGATGGGTAGTCTTTGGGACAAAATTCAGATTGGCAAAAGTCCTTGTATGAAGTCTTTCTGCCTAAACAAAGGTCAAATCCGTTACCTATTATCAGAACTCTTTTTCTATCTTTATTCATACTGCAAAAGTAAGGAAAGATTATGATAATAAGAACTGAAATTTATATAATTGTTGAACCTTTGGTGTATTGGTTATCCGATACACCTTTATTTTTTTGTGATGATGAGAAAAATGATTGTAACTGGCAGTGAAGGCTTCATAGGTAAAGCCCTCTGCCAAGAATTAGCGAAAAGAAATGTTGAAGTGATAGGTATCGATCGAAAGAACGGTACTGAAGCTTCAAAAGTATGTGAACTTCTAAAGTACGGTGATATCGACTGTGTATTTCACCTGGCAGCACAAACAAGTGTATTCAATGAAAATTTGGAGCAGATCCGGAAAGATAACATTGATACCTTTATGAGTGTTGCCAATGCCTGTAACCTATACCGGGTGAAGTTGGTGTACGCCAGCTCGTCAACAGCGAATCCTGTGAACACTACTTCTATGTATGGAATAAGTAAACATTTCGATGAACAGTACGCATCTGTCTATTGTAAGACTGCTACCGGATGCCGGCTGCATAATGTATATTCACCAAACCCACGTGAAAGAACTCTTCTCTGGTTCCTGCTTAATGAGGAAAGGGTGTCATTATACAACTGCGGTCAGAATATCCGGAGCTTTACTTACATGGATGATGCTGTCGAAGGACTTATCTATGCGATAGGATGTAACCGTCAGCTAATCAACATCTGTAATGTACAACCGGTGACTACTATGTATTTTGCTACTTTAGTGAAGTACTACAAATCGCTTGAAATTGAGTTGATTAATGAAAAACGGGATTTTGACAATTTGGAGCAGTCGGTGAACCGGGATATCTATTTAGTACCTTTGTCTTACACATCTGTCGAGGACGGAGTAAAGAAGATCTTTGATGAAAGGAAAGGGAAAGATATATCGTATTGATGACTGGGATAAGCCGGAAGCGGTGAAATGTAAGAGCTGGTCTCATCAGGAACGGTTATGTGATCTGAAAGAAAAGGTATCACTTCATAAAAAGGGTGATATCTATTACATCTCCCAGTTCACCCGTTCCAAGACTGGTACCAGCTTTTCAGAAATTAAACAGTCGGAGGAACTTGCATCATTCTTTGCAGAGAGAGCGTGTGAGTTTCTCCACCGCTTCATTGTAGGGGGATGTGAAGGATGGTGTATAGTCACCACACCGCGACGGAGACACAACGAGGGCTTTCATTTTGCAACCTCTATCTGCACGAAAATAGCTGGGGCGGTGAAAATACCATTCTATGAGAATGCAATTCAGTGCCTAACTAAAGATAGATTGAATCCGGAATTCTTTCTTCTTCGTCCGATAAAGGAAAAGAAGATAATAGTGTATGATGACATATTAACAACCGGCAGTACATTACTTGCCACCTATGAGCTTTTAAGAGATAGAGAGCAGCTTCTTTTTCTCATAGGAATAAACAATAATTGATATGGGAAAGCGAGAGGAACCATTAACATTTAAGCAAGAGAAATTCTGTAAATATTACGTTGATACAGAAGGTAATGCAAGTGAAGCATATCGAATGTCTTATAATACTTCCAACATGAAGCCAGAGACAATTTGGAGCGCTGCGAGTAGACTATTAGCAAATAGCAAGGTTAGTACAAGGATAAATGAGATTAAGGCGCAGAGAGCGAAAGAGTCTGAAGTAGAGAGGAAAACTGTTGAGAGGGTATTAATGGATATAGTGCTTGCCAATCCCGATGATCTTCATTTTGTTGACCCTGCAACCGGGAAAACAAAAATGAGAACTCCTTCCCAACTTCCCAAACGTGCCCGTAACGCATTGAAGAAGATACAGAATAAGAGAGGAGAGGTTACCTATGAGTTCAATGGCAAAACAGAAGCGGCCCGGATATTAGGTGCTTGGAATGGATGGGAAGCAGATAAGAATGTCAACATCAAAGGTGGAGATGGAAACAAGGTCAGTGAACTTCGTATTGGCTTTGATGAAAATGATAAATCGGACGAATAGAACAATTTTATAGGTTATTTCCTGTGTTTTCCCTACGGATAAACCTTACTTTTAGAACAATATGGTTATAAATTATAAGAAGCTAAATCCTAACGGATTCTATCTATTGAAGTACTTGAA